AATTGTTCCCACATTTTTACACCTCTAACACTATATATTGTTGAACATATATATTTAGTCAACAATATGTTGTGTTTTTCTGTTATCTATGCTATAATCATTATTGACTAGGACCTCTCACCGTTTTAGTCAAAAATTCAATAGAAAGGAGTTTAACAATATGACTTTAAAAATCAACGGACTGGATGATTTTTCTAACCGTCTTGATCAGCTTTCAGAGAATGCTCAATCTGTTGCTGGTACACATGAATATTCTTTCAAAGAAGTTTTCTCTGATGAATTCATGATTGAACACACAAATTTTTCAACCATTGATGATTTTTTACTATCAAGCCCAGAAAAAATATCCAATGCAGAGGAATTTGAAAAAGCAGATGAATCAATTCTTGATGTCTTTGTTTCTGAACAAACAAAATTCGATACTTGGAAAGAAATGATGTCTGCTGCAGCGCAAATCCTAATTATGAAGAAACTCGGTTTTTAATTTTAACTCGAACTCGTTAAGTCGTTTAATTGCTTCTTGCAATTCTTCGGCTTTTTTAGCAACGTCTTGAATAACTTCAGCCAATTCCTCGATATTATAAATACTGATGCCAACACTTAATTTTTCCATTTCTACTCCTTACAATTTGGTTGCTAGTAAACTCTCAAGATAGCTAGTGTTTCTTAAAAGTTTTTCTACAAATTCAGGGTCTGCCTCTATAAAGGCGGACTCTTTTTGTCCACTATACGGATACCGACTTGGTCTCATTTTCCTACTCCTTTCTATCATTTCTTTTTTTCGCTCTATGAGCAACAGCTAGTAGAGGAATCGCACCTCTCTACGCTACCCTAGCTTGTTTAGCCTCTTCAACCTTTTCAAGAACTAAGATTGTAAGAGCCATTTCTTGAAAGTCTTTGTCGTCAAATCCGATGACATCGCCGTAAACTCTGATGGCCGTTAGTAGTGTGTTGTACAATTCGTACATATCATCTGACGATAGTTTTTCACGATCTAGGATTTCTCCTAATTTAAGTGAGCGTTCTCTGCGGTTCTTAACTTGTAAGATTTCTTTCGCTAGTGCAATTTGTTCTTGTGTTGTAAGTCCTTTATTCATTGGTTTTCCTCCGGTTTGTTTTTTTGTTATTTCCTTAAGCTTGATTTAATTATAGCACACGTTTCGTGGGCTGTCAATACTTTTTTTATGAAAAAGTAAAAAAAGTTTTCTTTTCGTGGGTTTTGTGTTATACTTTACTTATAGAAAAATAAAAAGGACTCAATCATGAATAAGGAAGAAATTGCCATTGTAATAGGCGAAAATATAAAGCAATATAGGCTTCAAAATGGTTGGACTCAACAAGAATTAGGGGCTAAGATAGGGATAAGTAAAAATGCTATCGGGAATTATGAGAAAGGTTTTAGATCTCCTAAAAAGGATACAATGTTTGACTTAGCGAATGCTTTTAACATTTCGATTGATGACCTTTTCCCTCCGATTCAAAAAGACTCTTCTTCTCTCACTTCCTCCATCCAAACCATCTACGATGAACTAAACCCTCCAAGACAAGTCAAAGTCCTGAATTATGCAAAGAGGCAACTGAACGAGCAGAAAAACGAAGAAGAAACAAAGGGAAACGAAGTATCGGAAGCTATTCAGCTCTACAGTTATGACTACTACGACCACCCAGCTTCTGCAGGTACAGGCCAGTATTTGAACGATGTACGAGTGGAACGGATTGAGTTGCCAGTAGATATCGATGCCGACTTCGTCATTCCAATCAAAGGGGACTCCATGGAACCTGACTATCACGACGGCGACCTGGTATTCATTCAGACCAGCGTGGACTTGAATGACGGTGTTATCGGAGTATTCAACTACAACGGCGATGCTTATATCAAGCAGCTTGTCATTGACAAAGAACAGGCATACCTACATAGCTTAAACCCAGCGTACAAGGATATGCCAATCACACCAGAGACCGACTTCCGAATTATCGGTGAAGTCGTGGATTTGTATAGAGAGGGATAATATGAGTAGTGAAAGCAGACCAATGGAAGTGGTTAAACACAACCTAGATTGTCAATGTCATAGACGTAGAGAGTGGATTAGAGTCAATGACGATTGGCATGCTATCGAGTTTTCAGTAGACGATCCAAACGAACCTCCTATGACCGAGGAAGAAAAAGCCAATGTAGCCTTAATTATTCAACAACACTTATCAAAAAAATCCGAATAACAAAAAACTCTATAAAGACGCGCTGAAGAGCCTTGACGTCCCTACAGAGTTTGATTACTTAAAATTCATGTCTTACTACAATCTAAAAACCATGACAAATGAAATCATGGTAAAAGAGGAATATTATAATTTAGCAAATATAGTTTAAGGAGATGTTATGAAAAAGGAAAAAAGTTCTAATTCAAAGCCTTTTTATAAAAAAGTCTGGTTTTGGATATTGGTCATTATCTTAGCAATTGGTGTATCGAATAGTCTTACAAAACAATCTTCCGGCAAAATTGACGAAGAAAAAACAAATGCACTTAAAACAGCTCAAGAACTTGTCGAAAGTAAAGCGTCATTTTCTGAAAAAACACTTCTTTGGTATTTAACAGAAAGTGCGAGTCACAAATATTCAAAGAAAGCTGCTCAATATGCTGTTGAGAATGTTGGTGATGTTTGGGTTAATGAAGCGCTCGATATTGCAAAAGAAGAAAGAAGTGCAGGTAAGACTGATCAAGAAATACTTAAAAGTTTGACAGATAAAGATGCTCAGTTTACTGAAGAGCAGGCCCTGAAAGCTATTGAAAAATTAAATGAATAAAAAAATCCTCACACTCTCCGACCGCCATCTTTGAGTGTGAGGTTTCAACCTTCCATGTGACAAGCAATGGAAAAGATGATAAAAAAATACAATTATAGTTTATCATAAGTTCTACACCTTTTCAACTATGCGGGCAAGCAATCGAAAAGAAAGGACATTTTATGATAAAAAAATACATTACAAAAAAAGGAGAGACTAGATACCTCTTTCAAACTTACCTGGGCATAGATCCAGCTACTGGAAAAGAAAAACGTACAACACGCCGTGGTTTTAAAACCATCAAAGAGGCCAAGGCAGTCGAACGTGATCTTCTCTTAGATGTTGAAGAAAATGGTTTTTCAAACAATAAAGATTCCCAAAACCCTACATTTGCTGAAGTCGCTGAGTTATGGCTTGATAGTTATAAAAGCACTGTAAAACCAACAACATATCAAAACGTTAAGAAAAAACTTAATGTTATGATTGACTCATATTTCACAGATATGAAGATTAAGCAGATCAGTGTTGCTTATTGTCAGAAGGTTGCTATAAAGTTAAGCAATCGCTATGTCCTCTATTCCAATTACTACTCTGTTATTAGTCGTATTTTCAAGTATGCTACTTCTATTGACATCATTAAGTCAAATCCCTTAGATAAGATTATCAAGCCTAAAAATAAACCCTTAAAAGCCAAAGAGAACCACTATACAAAACAGGAGCTAACGGATTTTCTTAAAGTTTCCAAAGTAAATTTTAAGCCTGTAGACTACACTTTTTTCCACTTACTCGCCTTTTCTGGCTTGAGAACTGGAGAAGCTATCGGTCTCATGTGGTCAGATGTTGACTTTGAAAATAAACGGTTAAGCATTTCTCGCACGGCTGTCGTGATTGGCAAAAAACAAACTGTTCAGGATCCTAAAACCAAAAGGAGTAAGAGAGTTATCGCCTTAGATGATGAAACTCTGAATGTTTTGAAACTCTGGAAACGACAGCAAATAAAAGAATATTTCCAGGCTGGTGTGCCTTACAAACATGATTTGAATTATATTTTTACGAATGACATAGGTGGATGGCTTTTGGCTGCGACTATGAAAGTGAAACTTAGCAGATTTTTTTGTAAACACAAAGATCTTAAAAAAATTTCGCCTCACGGATTTAGGCATACACATGCTTCTCTTCTATTTGAAGCTGGTGTTACAGCAAAAATT